GATATTTGGGTAAATGACCTTTATGAACCTCTTGTAAACTTCTGGCAACAACTCCAGATGTTTGGTAATGATCTGAAGAATGAATTGGTTGATTGTAAAGTTGCTTACAATACTCCTGAACTTGCAAGGGAACTCTTCCTCAAATCAAAGGAACACGTAAATGAAATGGACCTACCAAGTCTTGATCGTGCTGTTGCTTTCTATATTGTCAATAAGTGTTCATTCTCTGGTCTCACGGAAAGTTCATCATTTTCTGCTCAAGCGTCACAAAGCAATTTTTCATTGCGAGGAATTGAGAAACTTCCTGAATATTCAAAACTAATTTCCAAGTGGCGTATAACTAATCGCTCTTATGATTATTTGATGGATGGAAACAAAGGTGCTTTTATGTATCTCGATCCTCCTTATGACATTAAGGATAATCTCTATGGGCGTAAGGGATCAATGCACAAAGGATTTGATCACGATAATTTTGCTATTGATTGCAATTCTAATACTAATATGGACATGTTGGTAAGTTATAATACAGATCAACTTGTAAAAGATCGGTTTAAAAATTGGAACGCCACTGAGTTTGATTTGACTTATACGATGCGTTCTGTTGGAGAATATATGAGGGAACAAAAACATCGCAAAGAACTTTTACTTTTTAATTATGGAACTGAAGGACTGGTTAAACTCGATCAATCAGACGAAGGATAATCTAATAGATCAAGATCCTTCACTTAAGAAGGAATATTCTCCTTATATTATCAATAAATTCCTTTCTGGACATATTGATTGTATTTTATTCGCAAATGAAATGAATAAGTATCATCATCTTGATAAAGATATGCAATATTCATTTTATATAAATACTCTGAGGAAGCGAAAGAGATTTTCTCCTTGGCTCAGAAAAGATAAGGTCAAAGATTTAGAATGCGTTAAAAGTTACTATGGTTATAGTAATGAAAAAGCATCCCAGGCTTTGAATATTTTATCAAAATCACAACTCGATTTTATTAAACAAAAACTTGAAATTGGCGGAACAAAATGACTACTCAAACTATCGAACCCCAAGTGCATTGGACACCTGATATGATGGTGGAAGTTATTCTTAATGAACCTGATGATTTTCTGAAAGTTCGTGAGACTTTGACCCGTATCGGAGTAGCATCAAGAAAGGAGAAAAAACTCTATCAGAGTTGCCATATTCTCCATAAACAAGGTAGGTACTATATTACCCACTTTAAGGAATTGTTTGCTCTAGATGGCAAACATGCAAACCTTACTGTTAATGATGTTCAACGTCGCAATCGTATTGCACGTTTACTTTGTGATTGGGGTCTTATTACTGCGGTTGATCCAGAATCAATTGCCGATATTGCACCTCTTAATCAAATCAAAGTACTTTCTTATAAAGATAAGGGTGATTGGATTTTAGAACAAAAGTATAATATCGGTTCTAAAAAAGGTAAAGTTCAAGAAGACTGATAAATAACTTTGTAGCGACTTTCGTGCGGTCTCTACGAGTTCGGAACATACCCAAATCGGTACGGTTTTACACCGTGCCGATTTTTTTATATATTGATATATAATATTGAGGACGCCGAAAGGGTCCACAAAACACAAACTCGCTTTTAAAGGAGCTACTATAATGACTAATATCGCAAGGTATACTGCTGCGGATCTTCCTACCCTAATGGATAGGATCACTCGCAATAGCATTGGAATGGATGAATATTTTGATCGTCTATTTAATCTTCACGAAACTACTTCTAATTATCCACCATATAATCTCGTGCAAGTGAGTAATGTGGAATCTCATTTGGAGATTGCACTTGCTGGATTTAAGAAGAGTGAAGTTTATGTGTACACTGAGTATGGGAAACTTTTTGTTGAGGGGCAGAAGGAGGATAAAGAAACCGATACTAACTACGTTCATAAAGGGTTAGCACAACGATCTTTTAAAAGAGCGTGGACATTATCTGACGACACAGAAGTGAGGGAAGTTTCATTTGAAGATGGATTACTGAGTATCAAACTTGGTAAAATTGTTCCAGAACATCATACTAGGAAAGATTATCTCTAAATAAAAAAAAAACTTCTATGAAAACTTTTCACCAATTTCTTACCGAAATTAAAACCATAAGTTTTAAGATGGCAAAACCCCATAAAGTTTATGATAAAAATAGAGTAACTAATATTGGTGCTGGTAGGGCAGTTCCTAAAAGGTCTTCCTCAAGCTCTGGGGGTGGCGCTGGTGGAGATGGTGGTGACGGGGGAGAATAAATAGATTTGGCTACCCCTGATATCGTCGGCGCTATTAAAGGGAGTTCTGGCAAAAACCAGATTGACTCCCTTTTTTATTTGTGTTATTATTTTAGTAAAAGGAGAACTATTATGGAAGACAGACAAGAACTTCTTCGTAAAGATTTAGAAAAACAAAGAGATACTTTAGTTTTAGAAATTAATAATCTAGAAGTTCAATTAAAGAACAAAAGAGATTATTTAATGAAATTAATTGGTGGTTTAGAAGCAATACAACTTTTATATGGACCTTCCCCATCAGAATTGGAACCAGAACCCGAACCCGAACAATCTGTTGAAGAAAATAGTGATAGTGAATAGTTATGTCTATTAAAATTGCCGTCATTAAAACTGGACAGCAGATTATAAGTAAAGTTGAAGAGATGGTTTATGAAGAAAAGGTTGTAGGATATTTTTTCGTAAAACCTTGTACAATACACACTACAGATCCATCTCTAAACGAAGAAACTGGTCTTACATCTTTTGATATAAAATTAAAACCATGGATACCTTTGGGTAAAGGTGAAAGATTTCCAGTTCCTTTAGAATGGGTTGTAACTCTTGTAGATCCAGTTGAAGATCTGAATACTATGTACCTTCAAGATATTTTAAAAGTTACTGAAGATACTCAAGAACATAATGTAATTTTAACTGATGGGTGTGAGGACTGCTAAATGATTAAAGTTTTAGTTTTAGTTAATGGTAATGTTTTAATAACTTCCATTGAAGAGATTGGGTCTGAACTCGGTGAACCTGATTGTAAGTTACTAAATCCATTTGGTGTCAAAAAACCTCAAGTTGAGGGACTTGCATTAACCTTGGAACCTTGGTTATCTGATTATACAAAACAAACTGAGTTCATGATGCACTCAGACAAAATCTTGACTATTACGGAACCTACTGCTAGACTACTTGAACTATATCAAGACTTGACTAAGTAATGAGGTTTTACACCAACGTTCAAATGGTCGGGGATCAATTTCTCGTTCGTGGATATGAAAATGGAGAACATTTCATGATCCGAGAGAAATTCTCTCCGACTCTTTTTGTGCCTTCAAATAAAAAGACAAAATATCAAACACTGACTGGAGAATATGTTGAATCTATTCAACCTGGAACTGTTCGTGATTGTAGGGAATTTATTAAAAAATATACTGACGTAGAAGGTTTCAAGATATTTGGTAATGAAAAATACATTTACCAATATATTGCTGAGAAGTATTCTGAAAATGAAATTAAATTTGATATTAGTAAAATTAAGTTATTTACTTTAGACATTGAGGTTGCATCTGAGAATGGATTTCCAGATGTTGAAAGTGCATCTGAAGAAATTCTTCTTATTACAATTCAAGATTATTCTAGTAAGGAAATTTTTACTTGGGGGAAAGGACCTTTTAAACTTACTAAAAGTAATTCTTATTACAGACAATTTAATAATGAATATGATTTACTAAATGATTTTATTCATTGGTGGATGAATAATACTCCAGAGGTTGTCACTGGGTGGAATAGTAAGTTGTACGATATTCCATATATTGTTCGTCGTATTGATCGTGTTTTAGGTGAAAAACTTATGAAGAGGTTGTCACCCTGGGGTTTGGTGACTGAAGACGAAGTTTATATCTCTGGTCGTAAAAATATTTCTTATGATATTGGTGGGATTTCTCAATTAGATTACTTGGATCTTTATAAAAAATTCACTTATAAAACTCAAGAATCTTATCGTCTAGACTATATTGCCGAAGTAGAACTTGGACAGAAAAAACTAGATCACTCTGAGTATGAGACTTTCAAAGACTTTTACACTAAAGGTTGGCAAAAATTTGTAGAGTATAACATTGTGGACGTAGAACTTGTTGACCGAATGGAAGACAAGATGAAACTAATTGAACTTGCTCTTACAATGGCATATGATGCTAAAGTAAACTATGAGGATGTATTCTCTCAAGTTCGTATGTGGGATACCATCATTTATAATTATCTTAAAAAAAGAAATATTGTAATCCCTCCAAATGAAAGGAGTGATAAGGAATCTAAGTATGCTGGTGCTTACGTAAAAGAACCAATTCCAGGGGCATATGATTGGGTAGTCAGTTTTGACCTTAACTCTCTATATCCTCATTTGATCATGCAATATAATATTTCACCAGAAACTTTGCTTGATCAGCGTCATCCTACAGTCAACGTTGATAAAATTCTCAATCAAGAATTGACATTTGATTCCTATAGTGATTACGCAGTTTGCGCTAATGGTGCAATGTATCGTAAAGACGTTCGTGGATTTCTGCCAGAACTGATGGAGAAAATTTATAATGAACGTGTAATCTTCAAAAAGAAAATGCTTGCAGCGGAGCAAGAATATGAAAAGAAAAAGACCAAGGAATTGGAAAAAGAAATTGCGAGATGTAACAACATCCAAATGGCGAGGAAAATTCAACTTAATTCTGCTTATGGTGCTATCGGCAATCAGTATTTCCGTTATTTCAAATTAGCAAACGCCGAGGCAATTACCCTTTCTGGTCAGGTATCTATTCAATGGATTATGAATTCTATGAATAGTTATTTAAATAAAATTTTAAAAACGAATGGTGTTGATTATGTCATTGCTTCTGACACTGATTCTCTTTACGTTAATATGGGTCCTCTGGTTGAAACTGTATACAAAGGAAGAGAGAAAACTACTGAGAGCATTGTTTCGTTCCTTGATAAGGTCTGTCAAATGGAACTTGAAAAATATATTGAAAGTTCTTACCAAAAATTGGCGGAATACGTGAATGCTTATGATCAAAAAATGTATATGAAGCGTGAATGTATTGCTGATCGTGGAATTTGGACTGCCAAAAAGCGTTATATTTTGAATGTTTGGGATAGTGAAGGTGTTCGTTATGAAGAACCAAAACTAAAAATAAAAGGGATTGAGGCAATTAAGTCTTCAACACCAGCACCATGTAGAAAGATGTTTAAAGACGGATTTAAAATCATGATGAGGGGATCTGAAGATGATGTAATTGATTTCATCGACAAATGTAGATCTGAATTTAAAACACTTCCTCCAGAGCAAATTGCTTTTCCTAGAAGTGCCTCTGACGTAAGAAAATATCAATCTTCATCTAGCATTTATATTAAAGGAACTCCTGTTCATATTCGTGGAGCATTGTTGTTCAATCATTACATCAAAGAAAAAAAATTAACTAATAAATATTCTCTTATTAATAATGGTGAAAAGGTTAAATTTATTTACTTAAAAAAACCTAATATCATTAGAGAAAATATTATTTCTTTCATCCAAGAGTTTCCAAAAGAACTTGATCTTGACAAGTACCTAGACTATGATTTACAATTTGAGAAAGCTTTCTTAGAACCATTTAGATCTATTTTAGATGCTATTGGATGGAATGTAGAAAAAACTGTAAACCTTGAATCGTTTTTTTCCTGATGGATCTTCCTATTAACAATAAAGAATTAGAAACTATTGTAAAAGCACTTGGTTTTGGTGGTGATGCTGCTCTTTACCATAAGTTAAAACTTGTAAAGGATCTTATGGAGCAAGATTTACCTTATAAAAAAATACTTCAAGAAGAATATGGGATTGTAACATGAAGAAAAAATTATTATCTATTTTTAAAAGATTAACCGCTTGGATGGTAAAAGATACTGATGTAATGGTCAGGAATAGTGATGGGTGGGCGGATGATGTTTTCTATCAAATTAAGATGGCAACCCCATCTCCAGAAACTAAAACTATTTCTTATATTGATAAAGACACAAATATTATGAGTCCATTTCCAGAAGTATCTGGAACTACTACTATTGGTGGAATTAGTACTGATATTGTTGCTGATATTGTTGATGGTATTAGTAACTGGGTAAATGATATGGATGTTTATATCCGAATACAGAAAGTGACCCGTAATGGTGATCCTATTGGAAAGGCACTTCTTATGTGTTTTACTAATCCTAGTGTGGGGTGTCCTTGGTTTTCTATTCAAAGAAGTGATGATAGTTGGTACTATTTTGAAAAATCACTTTATGAAAATCAGGGTGTTGGTGTGCTAGATGCCTTTGATGATCAAACATCTCTTACTATCACTAGACAAGGTGATACTGACGTAAAAAACTGGAAAATTGACATTGGTTGATATGGACTTTTTAAAAGATATTGTAAAAGAAATTGGTGGTGAGTACACACAACTCGCTTCTGATATTAACGAAACTGAAAAATATGTTGATACGGGCTCATACATTTTTAACGCACTGGTTTCAGGTAGTGTATTTGGTGGTGTATCTGGGAATAAAATTACTGCTATTGCTGGAGAAACTTCTACTGGAAAGACTTTTTTCTCTCTCGCCGTGGTTAAGAACTTTCTTGATAATAATCCCGATGGTTACTGTCTCTACTTTGACACTGAGGCTGCTATCACTAAATCTCTTGTAGAATCCCGTGGAATTGATACTTCTCGTCTTGTGGTTGTCAATGTTGTTACTGTTGAAGAGTTTCGCGGAAAAGCACTCAAAGCAGTAGACCTGTACTTAAAAAAACCTGAAGGAGAACGCAGACCATGCATGTTTGTGCTAGACTCTTTAGGAATGCTCTCCACAGAGAAAGAGATCACTGATGCACTTAACGACAAACAAGTTCGTGATATGACTAAATCTCAATTAGTCAAAGGTGCATTCCGTATGCTTACCTTAAAACTTGGTCAAGCAAATATTCCAATGATAGTTACTAATCACACTTATGATGTTATCGGAGCTTATGTACCAACTAAGGAAATGGGGGGAGGTAGCGGACTTAAGTACGCAGCGTCTACGATCATTTATCTCAGCAAAAAGAAAGAAAAGGATGGAACGGAAGTGGTCGGCAATATTATCAAGGCTAAGACTGCTAAATCGCGTTTGAGTAAGGAGAACAAAGATGTGGAAGTTCGTCTTTATTACGATGAGCGTGGTCTTGATCGATATTATGGTTTACTTGAACTTGGGGAACTCGGTGGACTTTGGAAGAATGTAGCAGGACGCTATGAAATGGATGGTAAGAAAATTTATGCTAAACAAATTCTGGCAAATCCTGAAGAATACTTTACTGAAGAAGTAATGCAAAAACTGGATGAAATTGCCAACGGGGAATTTAAATATGGCTGATCTTACCGATCTAATACATGTTCATCCAAATTCTTTAGAAGATCAAATTTGTGATTATCTTATAAACTTTTTTGAAGAAAATACAAATCATCATGAAAGGATTGACAACAACAAACGTCCAAATTTTACTCAATTAAATTTGACGGAAGTTCATCAACTAGATGAAAATTTAGAAAACATTCATAATTACATAGTCCAAAAAGTTATACATCATAGGGATCTTTATTATGAATATGTTGATGAAAGGGTATTTCCAACTTCACATGCATTTGAACAACTAAGAATAAAAAAATATGAACCAAATGGAGTAGATCAATTTGATACTCATGTTGATGTGATTGATTATGATTCCGCTAAAAGATATTTGTCTTTTATGTGGTATTTAAATGATGTTAATGATGGTGGTAAAACATTATTTAAAGATTATAGTATTACTCCTAAAAAAGGAACTCTCCTTGTATTTCCCCCACTATGGATGTATCCTCATAAAGGAGAACCTCCTATTGACGGATCAAAATATCTTTTAAGTACATATTTGCATTATACCTGATGGACAGTGTTGAACTTACAGTTTTAAAAAATCTCGTTTTTAATGAAGAATACTCAAGAAAGGTAATTCCTTTTATCCAACCTGACTATTTTGTGGATGATTGTCAGAAAATTATTTTTGAAGAAACTGTTAAGTTTATTCTAAACTATAATACCCAAATTACTGTAGAGGTATTATTGATTGAAATTTCTAATAGAACAGATATTAATGAAACACAAATTAAAGAGTTAAATCAAATTATTAGTTGTTTTGAATATCAACCATCAGATCAACAATGGTTGCTTGATACTACTGAAAAGTGGTGTAGGGACCGTGCCATTTATTTGGCATTGATGGAATCTATTTACATTGCTGATGGTAATGATACTAAGAAAAATCGTGATGCTATTCCTAGTATTTTGTCTGATGCTCTTGCAGTAAGTTTTGATAATAATGTTGGACACGATTACTTAGAAAATTATGAAGAAAGATATGAATTTTACCACCGCAAAGAAGATAAGATCGAGTTTGACTTGGAATATTTCAACAAAATTACGAAAGGTGGTCTCCCTAATAAAACTCTCAATATCGCTCTCGCTGGCACAGGTGTTGGGAAATCGTTATTCATGTGTCATGTGGCTAGTTCCATCTTATTGCAAGGTAGGAACGTTCTCTACATCACTCTTGAAATGGCGGAAGAGCGAATTGCAGAGAGAATTGATGCAAATCTTTTCAATGTCCCAATCCAACAATTAGCAGAATTGCCTAAGTCTATGTTTGAAAATAAGGTAACAGCAATTTCAAACAAAACTCAAGGAACTCTTATAATTAAAGAGTATCCCACTGCATCTGCTCATAGTGGACATTTTAAAGCACTTCTTAATGAACTTGCACTTAAGAAGTCATTTAGACCTGATATTATTTTCATTGATTACCTTAATATTTGTGCTTCCTCTAGGCATAAGGCAAATAGCTCTGTCAATTCTTATTCGTACATTAAGTCAATTGCAGAAGAGTTACGTGGATTGGCGGTGGAATTCAATGTTCCCATTGTCTCTGCTACCCAGACCACTAGGAGTGGTTATGGCAACTCTGATGTTGAACTTACTGATACTTCTGAATCCTTTGGTCTCCCTGCTACTGCTGATCTTATGTTTGCCCTTATTAGCACAGAAGAGTTGGAACAGTTGGGTCAGATTATGGTAAAGCAATTGAAGAACCGATATAATGATCCTACAATTTATAAAAGGTTTGTTATTGGTATTGATCGTGCTAAAATGAGATTGTATGATTGTGAACAAAAAGCACAAGATGAAATAATCGATTCTGGTAATGATGAATATGAATATGATGAAAAGAAAAATTCAAAAGATAAATTTAATGCATTTAAATTTTAATAACTATGATTTACGAAATACCTAATTTTTTATCGCCTGAATTTTGTGATGAAGTCATAAAATATTTTAATGACAGTGGGCAAAGAAGTTTGTGGCAAAAACATCAAGATTTCCATGGAAGAACTTTAACTCCACGCGAAATAAGAGACACTTCACTAATACAAAAATTTAGAGCATTTGAACAAAAAATGGTTCAAACTGCATCTAAACTTTTTTATGATGAAAAGTTTATATTCAGTGAATTTATTGATATTGTATACTGGGCTCCAGGAATGAGTATGGATTCCCATGTTGATAACTATGATTACAGTAGAGGTACTAATCCAGATACTGCAAATTTATCTTTCAGATACTACAGTTCTATATGTTACTTGAATGATGGGTATGATGGTGGATATACATTTTTTCCAAATGAAGATAAAGCATGTATACCCGAAAAAGGAAAAGTTGTATTCTTTCCATCACATATTGAACATGGTGTTACTGAAGTTAAATTAAACCCTAGATATACTATTGCAATGTGGTTTACAATACAAGAAGATCACGTATTCGATTTAATTAATAAAAATCATGTTTAAATACGACGGAAATATAGGAAAAGAAATTAGATGTTCTGGTGCATTTATCCCTAAAGATTTAGATAGGGATGTATCGGAAGTTCTTCAATCTGGATGGATTAATACTGGAAAACGAGAGAGACAATTAAGAGAGAAAATATGTAATATTTTTAATGCAAGATATTCTATTGCAACTACCAGTGGAACGGGGTCATTAAAATCTGCGTATTCTGCTATTGGAATAAAGTCTGGGGATGAGGTAATTACCACTCCCTGGACTTTTATTGCTACTAATACTGCTATACTTGAGATGGGAGCAAAACCAGTATTTGCAGATATTCAAAGAGATACTTTAAATATTGATCCAAAAAGTGTAGAACAAAAAATAACAAATAGAACTAAAGCTGTAGTTTGTGTTCATTTTGCTGGTAATCCAGTAGATTTGGATGAGTTGCGTGATGTTTGTGGAAGATATAATCTACCATTGATTGAAGATTGTTGCCATGCTATGGGATCTTACTATAAAGATCAAAAAATTGGATCTGGTGAATTATGTACGTTTTCTCTTCAAACAGTAAAAATAATTACTTGTGGTGATGGTGGATTTGTTACTACTAGTAATGAAGAATATTATAGTAAATTGAAAAAATCTATTTGGTTTGGTATAGATAGAGAAGCAAGAGATGGAAGTCCGAATGTAGATCCATTTTTCGATTATATGCCAGACACTTTGGGATTCAAATTAAATATGAATGATATTACTGCATCTATGGCAAATATTGCATTGGAATATTTGGACATATGTTTAGAACGTAGAAGATATATTGGTGAAAAATATAGAGATGCATTTAGTAATTTTGAGAAAGTTAATATGGTAAAATACCATAATTTCAATATTCCCAATTATCAGATATTTCCAGTATTTGTTGAAGATCGGAAAAAATTTGCTGAAATGATGTGGGAAAATAACATTCACGTTCATATGAATAATAGAAGATTGGATCAATATCCAATTTTTGGTGGACTTGATGCTAGTTTAATGAATGTTCAATATGCTGAAGATCATCATATAATGATACCTTGTCATTATGAAATGACTAATTCTGATGTAGATAAGGTTATTGATATCGTATCTAGGTATGAAAAATTATGAAAATTGGTATTGTTGGGTTGGGTGTTGTAGGTAAAACATTAGAATATTGTTTTACTCGATTGGGATATGAAGTAGTTCCCCATGATATTGTATTACAAACAAGTATTAAAGATGTCTTAGTAACTGATATATGTTATATTTGTGTCCCCACTCCAAGTACATTGGAAGGTGAGTGTGACACTTCTATTGTACTTGATGTTGTAAGTGAACTTAATTCATTACATTATCGTGGTGTGGTTGCTATAAAATCCACAGTTGAACCAGGGACAACTCAAAAATTGATAGAGCAATATGATTTGATGAGAATATGTCATGTTCCAGAGTTTCTTAGAGAGAGGTGCTCAATATCTGATTTCATGGACAATCATGATATATGTGTAGTTGGAACTCTAGATGAAGATGTGTTTGATATTGTTAAGAAAACTCATGGATTTTATCCCAAAAATTTTATTATGTTAAATCCAACTCAGAGTGAAATTTTAAAATATTTCCATAATATTCATAATGCCACTATGATTACTTTATCCAATGTTTTTTATGAAATATGTGAAAATTTTGGTGTGAATTATGATGATATTAAAACTGCCCTTGCAAAAAGAGAGTTCATATCAGATTTATATCTGAATTGTAATAAAAATCTTAGGGGATTTTCTGGATCTTGTTTACCAAAAGATACTCTTGCAATGAGTAATTATTGTAAAAAAAATAATATCGATATTAAATTTTTTGATGCAATTATTACTGACAATAAAAAATTCTTATGAAAATACTTATAACTGGTGGTACTGGATTTATAGGATCACACTTAGCAAATTACCTGTGCAAAAATAATGATGTCACTATTTGTGATAATAATTTTAGAGGTAAGAATGATAATTTTGTCGAAGATCTTAATTATATTGAGTGTGATCTAACAAAAGAAAAAGATTATGATAAATTAGATAATTATGATTATGTTTATCATTTTGCTGCAATAAATGGTACTAGTAATTTCTATGAAATTCCCTATGAGGTATTGGAAGTTAATACGTTAATTAATATAAATCTTATAAAATGGTGTAAAAAAACGAAAGTGAAAAAGGTATTGTATACCTCTTCATCTGAAGTATATGCTTCAACTAAAGAAAAGGAAATACCAACAAAAGAAGATGTGGTAGTTTCTATTGATGATGTATATAATCCTAGATGGTCTTATGCTGGAAGTAAAATATTTGGTGAATTGTTGTTTATAAATTCTGGTATTAATTTTTCTATAGTTAGACCACATAATGTTTATGGTCCACGAATGGGATATAATCATGTAATTCCAGAAGTTATTAAAAGAGTTCTTTTAAAAGAAACTCCATTTAAAATATATGGTGCGGATCAAACTAGATCATTTTGTTATATTGATGATGCTGTAACCATGTTGGATCTTATTATGAATAGTTCTCTTAGTGATGGTAGAATTATCAATCTCGGTGTTGCTGATGAGATTGTAATAAAAGATTTGATATATAAAATATTTTCTATATTTGAATACGATCCTCAGATTAATATTTTGAAATCTAAAGAAGGATCGGTCAATAGGAGATGTCCAAATATTGATTTATTAACTGATATAACTAATATAACAAAGTTTACTTCTATTGATGAAGGATTGAAGAAAACGTGTGAGTGGTATAAAAACGATGCATTACTTTAAAAGAATTAACCCAGATTTGATAGGTGAATTTAAAAATTTAAATTATTCTCCTAGAAGGCAATTTCCAGATGATAATACTGTCAACACTTGGAAAGAAATTGGACACTTGTATGTAAACTATACTGGATTTTTGATTGAAGAATATAAAGGTCTTCCCGCATGGTGTTATGATGTTCTACAAGATGTCATTGAAAAGTTTAAAATATCAGATGCTAAACTGTGCTTATATTGCATGTCTCCTGGAACTATAATGCCAGAGCATAAAGATACCTATCCAGTATATAAAAAAATATTAAATGTAGATGATCCTAATGAGTTGTGTAGAATTCTTGTATTCTTGGATGATTGGAAATCTGGGCATTATTTTGAAGTTGATGATAATCCCATAACTAATTGGAAAAAAGGTGATTGTTGTATGTGGATTGGGGAAGCACCTCATATTGCTGCTAATATAGGTAGAGAAAATAGATATACTTTACAGGTAACTGCAAGAATTGATAATGGATAATGTTATAAATGAATATTCTAACTATTGTTCTTCTTTCACATTTAAATATAGAAATTTAAATACTGAAAATAAACAAAAATTTAATGGATCTTACATAAGTGCAAAAGAAAAACTGATATATTTGCATATAGATAAATGTGCTAGTACATCAATATCGTCAGCATTACAAAAATCTGCGTTTATTGATATGATTAATTTCAGTGAAGATGATATCAATTTATTATTATGCACTAAAAAATATAGATCTTTTTGTGTAATACGGGATCCTGTAAAAAGATGGATTTCTGGTATTGGTGAATTTATGAATAGATTTGATGGATCTATTGACTATATTGTTGAACAAGTTAAAAATAAAAAATATATATTTGATCTTCATACTGCACCACAGCATTTATCTATAGATCCATGCATAACCAAACTAACCAACACATACTTAAAAATGGATAGTGGATTGGAAGATAAAATAAACAAATTAATATTATATTCCAATAAAATAACTTTGAATGTTGAGAGAGAAAGTAATTTAATCACAAAACTTACTTGTGAAAAAATATTTGAAAAGTATGTTAAAATTAATTTAAATTATTTTTACAAATTATATGAAAAAGATTTCATTCTTTATGGTAAATCAATATGAATAGTTTTTCTGTTATCGACGATTTTGAAAAATTAATAGCAAAATTTTTTAATTCTCCGTATGCTGTGGCAACTGATTGTTGCACACATGCAATTGAATTGTGCTTAAGATATGAGCAATATGATAACATTCTTATTCCAGAGCATACTTATATTTCAATTCCATTTACTGCTGAGAAACTTGGGTTGAAATGGGATTGGAAAAAAAATTATCAATGGCGTGATTATTACTATCTTGGAAACACTAATATAATAGATGCTGCTTTTTTATGGGAAAAAAATAGTTATATTCCTGAAACTTACATGTGTATAAGTTTTCAATTTAGAAAACATTTAAGTTTGGGTAGGGGTGGAATAATTTTATTGGATAATAAAGATGCACATGATACTATTAAAAAAATGGTCTATGATGGAAGAACATCAGATAAACCATGGGGAGAACAAAATATAAGTATGGTTGGATATCATTATTATATGACACCAGAAATTGCGATGTCTGGTATTGAAAAATTTAAAGAGGTTGCTTATAAACAACCTAAACGATATGGATACTTGAATTACCCATATTTACCTGATATGGAGGTTTTTAAAAAATGAATTTAGACAATAAATTAAAAAATTTACCTCCAATATTCTATCAAAATTTGGACCATAGAATTGATAGAAAAACTAATATGGAGAACCAATTTAAAAAATGGGGAATAACAGACTATACTAGAGTTTCTGCTTCTCGATATTCTATTGATAAAATTGATGAATGGAAGGATAAGTTAGATTTAATGTTATTAACTCCTTCAGATGCTTCAATTGTAATGAACCAATTTACAACAATAATCGATTGGTACAATTCTGGAATTTCAGAATATTGTATCATTATGCAAGATGATTTATCTTTAGAACTAATCGAATATTGGATGTTTGATTGGGACTATTTAATGAAAAATCTACCTTATAATTGGGATTGTATTCTTTTATATTTCTGTCATTATGCATATATTCCAATGCACCTTAAAAAAAGACTTCATAATTGCTGCTCAGGTGCATGTTATATGATTAATAGATGGTATGCTGAAAAACTAATTAAAATGCATTTAAGACCTGATGGTGGGTTTAAACTTGATAATAGTTTGAGAGATTGTAGAGTAGAAAAACCTTGTTACAGTAGTGATGACTTTTTAATATATCAAGTTGGTATTAATTATACATTACCATTATTCTCATTAAATCAACACCTATCACAAAATCCAGATAATAAACCAAGTTTATTTCCAGGTCAGGAGTATGATGATACTATAAAAATGCATCATAACAAAATGAATGATATATTTTCTAGTTACTATATTAGAAAGTGGTGGATGAATGAAAGTCAACAATTTACTGCAGAAGATTTTTTCAATTATAATAAATCTACTGATTACAAAATGACAATAACAATACCATCTTTCAATAACACTTATATAACATTATGAATATAGAACATAAAAATAAACTTACAGGACTTCCTAAAATATATTATTTTAATCTTGATCAAAATAATTCTAATAGAAAAATTATGGAAGATAATTTTTCTAAGTGGGAGATAACTAACTATGAGAGAATTTCTTATGAACTTAAAAACTATAAAAAATTAATTTTAGATAAAAATCTATCTTTAGATGATAACCAGTTGCAATACAATTTAATATATTTAAAAACTATTATTGATTGGTATGACAATTGTGACGATCAATACTGTATTTTTATGGACGATAATGTAAATATTGACTTGGCCGAATATTGGTCTTTTGATTGGAATTTTTTAATGACATGCTTACCGTATAACTGGGATTGTATACAGTTAAATGTTATTAAATCTGATACTATTTCTATGCATCTTAAACCAAAAGAAGATGAAATATATAAATCAAAATGTTTTATGGTAACTAGACAATTCGCCAAAAAAATAAAAAAATTACATTTTTATGAGGGCAAATATAAATTACACATTAATAGTAATAATTATGGTGTGCAAGAATACTATTATGGGAATATAAATTTTTTTCTATTTGAATTAGGTGTATGTTATATGTTCCCTATTTTTAATACTTGGGGTAATTATGAAGATAATGATGAAAAGATTTCTTCTATTACTACAGAAAATTGGTGGAGAACAAAATCAAAGTTATTTACTATTTTTGATAAATTTCATTATTGTAAATCAAATGATTCTAAAATGAAAATTTTTTTGGATGATGATTATCAAAATAAGGTACATGGTGAAGCGTTAAATATAAAATTTATGTCAGATGAGCAAAAAATATTATGGATTTAGATAACAAGCTAAAAGGAATACCTCACATTTATTATTTTAATCTTGATAATAGGACAGATAGAAGAGAATACATGGAAACCCAATTTGAAAGATGGGGTGTGACAAATTATACTAGAATATCTGGAACTAAATTTTTAGCATCCAAAAAAGATGAGTGGAGACATTTAATACTTGATAATCAAAATTATAATCTTCTAGTTCCTATTGCTGCAAATGCAATAACACACTTAGATTTTTTGAAAACTTGGTTAGACAGTAGTGATGATGAATATTTAATATTGATGGAAGACGATTATGATTTAAGTTTGATAGAATATTGGCATTTTGATTGGGAGTATTTGATGTCAAGACTTCCTTATGATTGGGACTGTATTCAACTTGGATATGAAAATCCTTTGGGACTTAGATTTTATTTACACCCTATAGATTCTGCCCATGATTTTGGTCCATGTCTATTGAATAGAAATTATGTAGAGAAATTAATAAGATTACATTGTGTAGATGATAAGTACAAATTAATAAACACTGTTTGTAGTGCTGCTTGGAATAGGCAAGAAGATGTTGCTGGTTCTGGAACAGTTGATTATTTTATGTGCCATCCTGGAAAAACTTATACTATACCTCTAATAACAACAAACCCTGATTTTGGTAGTTTTGAAAATCACAGCAGAATTCAACATAACATTTACAGGCAGGGTGGAGATGTTATGGCAAGGAATACCTATTATTATTGGTGGAAACATGAAAGAGATAAATTTACTTTAGATGAATTTTTTACTTATGGAAAACCCAATGATTACCTAATGGTTTATAACCCAACACAATATAAGATGTATGATTATAGAAAATAAATTAAAAAATATACCACATATTTACTACGTTAATCTTGATGAAAGGGTGGATAGAAAAAAGTATATGGAAACCCAATTCAAAAATTGGGGATTGGATAACTTTACTAGAATTTCTGCATCAAAGTTTTTAGTGTCGGAAAAAGAGAAGTGGAAACATTTGATAATAGGAGATACCACGAATTCATTTTCTTATGCTGTTGCACATGCAATAACACATTTTGATTTTTTAAAAGAATGGTTGGATACAACTAATGATGAATATTTAATATTGATGGAAGATGATTATGATTTAGGAATAATTAAATACTGGCATTTTGATTGGGATTACTTGATGTCAAGACTTCCTTATGATTGGGATTGTATTATGTTGGGATTTGAATCACCAGATATAATTCCCTTTTATTTACATCCATTAAATTATGAGTATTCTTTGGGACCATGTTTGCTTAATAGAGATTATGTTAAAAAACTATTGAGACTACATTGTATTGGTGATAGATATAAGTTAGATAATAATATAGGAAACGCTGTCTGGAAAAATCATAAAGGGTACAAGAGTGTTTCTGGTACTGGAGATTATTTCCTGTGTCAAAATGGCAAAACGTATGCATTACCATTAATTCCATTAAATCCATGTTTTGGTAGTTTTGAGGATAATGTTTGGTTACCAAGACCACACATGCAAATATGTTTAGATACTTACTATGATTGGTGGAAGTATGAACGTGATAAGTTTACTCTAGATGAATTTTTTACGTATAATAAATCTAATGATGGAATGATGCAAAGGAGTGTTGTTGACTGCGATCCTAAATATTTTTTTAATAAGATGATAAGTATAAGAGAACAATTATTAGTAGAATATGAATAATATGGACTTACATGAAAAATTAGTTGGAATACCTAAAATATACTATTTAAATTATGATCAACATTTAAATAGAAAAAAATATATTGAAGATCAATTTGCAAAATTTGGTATAACAAATTTTGAGAGAATATCTGCATCCAAGTATAATGAAAATAATGTTGTAGAAAAGGTATTAGATTTAGAATTATATAAGTTAAACTATAATGTATCTGCATATTCTGTAACGGTTCTTGAATTTATTAAAAAATGGTTAGATGAAACGGATGATTCATATTTTATTTTAATAAAGGATACAACTGATTTTGATATAATAAATCATTGGATTTTTGATTGGAAAACCATAATGCAAAATATTCCTTATGATTGGGATTGTATTCAATTGGGATTTGAAAATGTCTCAATAATTCCTTTTTATCTACACCCAATATTACCAAGCCACACTTTTGGACCTTCTTTAATTAACAGGCACTATGCTAAAAAAATAATAAAGTTACATCATTTTGATGGCAAATACAAATTGTCTAATTATATTGCAAATATGAACATGGGAGGTCACTCTGGGACCATTGATTATTTTATAGGGCATAATGGAAAAACTTATTCTATACCATTGCTACCCTCTAATCCTAAATTTTTAAATAAGGAAAGTAAAAAATATAAATTAATATCTGCTTGTAGAAATGCGTACTATGATTGGTGGGAGAAACAATCTAATAAAACTACATTGGATGAGTTTTTTACTTATGGTAAACCAAATGATATTTCTATGATTAGAAAAATTAAAAACTATAGTTGGTGGTTATTTGAGTGATGGATTTATTTAATAAATTGAAAAATATACCTCATATCTATTACTTAAATTTGGATAATAGATTGGATAGGAGGGAATATATGGAAAAACAGTTTTTACATTGGGGTATAACAAATTATACAAGAGTTTCTACTTCCAAATATTTGGCTTCAAAATCCAATGAATGGGGAAATTTAATTCATGGAAAAGTAAAAAATATACCTGCGTATGTTGTAGGAACTGCTATAAGTCATTTTGAAACCTTGAAATCATGGTTAAACACTACCAATGACCCTTATGTTATTTTAATGGAAGATGATTATGATTTGAACTTAATAAGATATTGGCATTTTGATTGGGACTACTTGATGTCGAGACTTCCTTATGATTGGGATTGTATTCAATTGGGATTTGAAACCAAAGAATACATTCCATTCTTTTTACATCCTAAAACTAGGGGGAGTTTTTTTGGTCCAATTTTAATTACTAGAGAATATGCTGAAAAAATATTAAGATTACATACTGTTGGTGATAAGTATTGTTTAGATAGATTGGTTGGTGATGTAACATTTAGAGATTGTTCTATTACTGTAGATTATTTTATTGGGCACACTGGAAGAACATATTGTATACCTTTAATTACTACAAATACAGAACTTGGTAGTACTGAATATGATGTAAAAATTGATAGAAAACATCATGATTTGTGTAAAAAATATTATTATTATTGGTGGATCAATAAAAGAAATGATTTCACTTTAGATGAATTCTTTACTTATGGGAAATTGAATGATGAAAAAATGACAATTAGAGTTGATTGTTGACAATTGGGTAGAAATAATTTAAAATGTGATTATTTAATAGATGTATAGTACTAATGAATGGGGTAAACTGAAAAAGGTTATAGTGGGAGTTTCTGATTATGCCACTATTCCTCCTTTGGATAAAAGTCTTCGGACTATTAATTATGCTGATATTAAAGATGAAAATACTATTAAAACAGGACCTTATCCCAAACAAGTAATAGATGAAGCAAATGAAGATTTGGAAATATTTGTTGACTTTTTAAAGAAAGAAAATGTTGAGGTTTTAAGACCAAAAAAAGAACCAACTGAATATTATAATTTTTGCCCTAGAGATTGTATTTTTATTCATGGTGATAAAGTCATTTCTGCACCTATGCCATTGAGATCTAGAAAAGATAATTGGAGATCAATGGCACATCATTTTAAAAATGATATTATAGAATTAAAATGTAATTATATGGATGATCTTTACAATGAAAATTGTATTGGTGATCCAGACATTTTAGCACTAAATGAAAATATAGTAGCATTTGATGCTGCCAATGCAATACGTGCCAATGAACATATTTTATATCTTGTATCTAATAGTGGAAATAAATCTGGTGGTGGAAAAATTTCTAATATATTGAATGATGGATCTAGTGTTCAATACAAAGTTCATTATTTGGAAAATGTTTATAGTTATGTGCATATTGATACTACCGTAGCATTTTTGCGTGAAGGTTTACTTTTAGCAAATCCAAGTAGAATTAAATCTAGAGATGTTCTTCCAGAACCTTTTAGTCGGTGGGATATTATTTGGTGTCCAGAACCAGTAGACATTGGATATTATCCAGGGTATAATAATGCTTCAGAATGGGTGAATATGAATTTGTTTAGTGTAAATCCTAATTTAGTTGCTCTTGAAGAGCATCAACACTCAACCAGAAAAGTTCTTGAAAAAGCTGGTATAGAATGTGCTATGCTTCCTATGAGGCATCAGCGTACCCTAAGTGGTGGTTTTCACTGTGTAACTTTGGATCTTGAGAGGGAGTGATTATGAACATTGGTTTTATTGGATTAGGTAAACTTGGAATGCCATGTGCAGAGGAGATTGTTCTTCGTGGGCATACTGTAAGTGGGTATGACGTTTCAGAACGCAGCAGTAATTTAGTTACTATTACAAACTCTATTAAAGAAGCAGTTGAAGGTAGAGAAATTGTTTTTATTGCTGTACCCACTCCCCATGATCCAGAATATGATGGTAGTAAACCATGTATGGATTTGGAACCAAAAGACTTTAATTATGATATTGTAAAAGAATGTTTAATTGAAGCAAACAAATATATGAATAAGGATCAACTTTTGGTTCTTATTTCTACAGTTCTTCCTGGTACAACTAGAACTCAATTCTGGCAATTAGTTAATAATACTCGTTTTGTTTATAATCCATATCTTATTGCAATGGGATCTGTTGCTTGGGATATGGTTAATCCCGAAATGGTTATGATTGGTACTGAAGACGGAACTAAAACTGGGGATGCTAAACAATTAATTCAATTTTATGAGACAATTATGGAGAATGATCCTCCATATGTTGTTGGAACTTGGGATGAATGTGAATGTATTAAAGTTTTTTATAATACATTCATTAGCAGTAAGATTAGTTTTGTTAACATGATCCAAGATGTTGCGGAACATTCTCACAATATTAATGTTGATATTGTTACTAATGCCTTATGTTTGGGTGCTTCAAGAATCATTAGTCCACATTACATGAAGGCTGGTATGGGTGATGGTGGTGCTTGTCATCCTAGAGATAACATTGCTCTTCGTCACCTTGCTGAAAAATTGGAACTCGGATACGATTTCTTTGAAGGTATTATGAGATCTCGTGAAATGCAAGCAAAAAAACTTGCTGAACGTTTAGTAGAACTTGCAAATACTGATGGTGGTTTACCTATTGTTATTCATGGTAAAGCATACAAACCAAAAGTTCCTTATATTGATGGAAGTTATAGTATCTTAGTTGGGCACTACTGCACTCAAATGGGTAAACCGCCCATCTATGTTGACAAATACACTGGAGATGATTATACTCCTGATGGTCCAGCAGTTTTTCTTCTTGCCCACAGTGCCTCTACAACTTATTGGCATGATGGTAGTAATGATGAACTCTATTGTGAAATCCCTAAGAGAAGCATTGTTGTTGACCCTTGGAGAAAATTTAAATCTGATGATGTCTTCGTAATTCATTACGGCAATACCCGATTTAATCCTTGACCAAAACTGGTTATATTGATACAATACTACTGAACACATTAAAAAATTATGGCAACCATCGATACAAACAAATATATTGATTTTGTACGTCAAACTACTAGTGCTGCAAGTACCGACTATGCAGCATTCTTATCTCGTCTGACAGAACTTGAAACATTAGATTGTGATGTTCCCCGTCTATTAACTGCTGCTGTTGGTATGAGTGCCGAAGCTGGGGAGTTCACTGAAATTGTTAAGAAGATTATTTTCCAAGGTAAACCATATACCGAAGAAAATATCGAACATCTTAAAATTGAATTGGGTGATATTCTTTGGTATGCCGCTCAAGCATGTATGGCACTTGATGTTTCTTTTGAAGATGTTATGGAAAGAAATTATAAAAAGTTGAGTGCCCGTTATCCTGAAGGAACTTTTGATGTTTATCGTTCTGAAAATAGGGTGGAAGGGGATCTTTAATTATTGATTTAACCCCTTGACTTTTTAGTTGGGGGGGTTTTATACTATATACTATGATAGAGGTTAAGTCCCTGAATGTCCTTGAGGCATATCACACTTAATCCATCTGGGGAATTAGCTCAGTTGGTAGAGCGCCTGCTTTGCAAGCAGGATGTCAGCGGTTCAAGTCCGCTATTCTCCATTCGCTATTTGCAAATAGCGAATAATGCCCAAATGGCGGAATTGGTAGACGCGCAGGGTTTAGGTTCCTGTAGATATATCTGTGGAGGTTCAAGTCCTCTTTTGGGCATTCTAAATACATGTAAATAAACGCATTCAATTGTGGTAATAAATTTACAAATTGTAAAATCTCTTATAGAAGGTATATCTCAAAGAGATAGGAAGACATATAAACTTGGTAGGATTATGACTGTAAATGCTCCAGTAATTGGTGGACGTAAAGCAGATATAATTTTACCAGATGATGTTAATGTGCATCAAACATCCGAGAATATACGAAATTATCTGGATAGTAAATTTAATAAGGGAACTAAAAAGGTTAATGTTACTTACTTTTCAAGTGGACCGAAAAAAGAAATTTCAATAAACAATATAGTTCTAAATGTAAAAACTGAGACTAGAACTGATTATAATTTAGGTAATGTTGCTGAGGGTGTATTTGCTGCTGCAATAGCCTGTAGATTTGTGAATAAAGAGACGCCAATAACATCAAACGATGTTTATGATATGATTGATAAAATGCATAGTAGTGGAAAAACTCCAATAGCAGGCAGAAAAAGTTTTTCTACTACAGTCAACTTAAAATCTCAAAATAAAGGTATAAGTATTGAAGATGATGTTAAATTATATGTTGAACTTGCATCTGCAAATATTGATTTTTTATTTGGATCTAGGGAAAATAAAAAAGATTTAGATGGATATGTTAAAGGTGCAGTAAAGTATGCTAATAATCAAAAAGTTTCAAGATGGGCAAAATTAATATATTTGAATGGTAGATATGATAAGATAGAAATAGAAGCAAAGGGAGTTGCATCAAAAAATACTAAAGTTGATATTGATGTCAAATTAACAGATCATAAAGGTAAACTTAGAAATATTGATATAAAGGCATCCTTAAAGAGTGATGACGTAAAACAATTTGGTCAAAAAGGTGGCGTTAAATTTGATTCAATTAAAGAATTTTTTAGCGAATTATTTGATATTAATATTGATATATTAAAGACTAAGTATGAAAAATTGTTAATAGAAGATAAAAAAACAGATCAGGCATTTGTATTAGTTTATTCTGAAATTCGAGATAGACTAAATGATTTAATAAAGACTGATAGAACTAAAAAAAGTTTATTTGAAAAATTGGGTAAAGGTATAAAATACTATGCAACTTTAAATGAAGATAATGTTGAGTTAGTTCAAATTGGATCTGGTGATGTTAGAATATATAACTTTAAAAATCTTCCAGATCTTATGTCTCAATATGATTTTTATGTAGAATATGATACTTATTCTAGTGGTGATGATCAAACATTACCTGCGATTACAATCAATGAAAAATTGACAAGAAAGAAATTAATAACTATAAGGTCAAAATATGAGCAAAAATCTAATGGGGAAATATATTACAGACAATATCTGGAAAAAGAACAGTTTTTATCCGAATTAATTTCAAGAGCTGCTTAAAGTAATAAATATTAGTATATCAAGACAATTATGAAAAGTTTTTCTCAGTTTATAGATGAAACTACTAGATCTCTTGCAACGATTCAAAGCAAGAGGTTGGGTCTCGTGCCAGATGGGCATGGTGGATATCATGATAAAAAGACGGGAGAATTTATTGCCAAAAATGACGGTGGTAGATTAAAGTTTTATAATCAAAATCAAGTTCTTGCACAAAAAGATCCTCCTCAAGTAAGAACGCAAAGAAATCAACAAATTGCATATACTCAACAGGCTGCTAAAAAGTCTACTAGAGAAAGTATTGAATACGAAAGAGATTTACGTGAGAGATATATTTCTGGTGAAATATTTAAACAAAACGAAGTAGTTGAAAATATTAATACTGGGTTAGTTGGTAAAATTATAAGACGAGGTACTAATTATTTGATATGTGTCACTGAAGACGATCAAATGTTTAAATCTTGGATAAAGGATGTAGTTGAATACACAGAAGTTAAAGTTGATAGTGAGATGAGGGCACCAGGTAAACCGAATACATTGGTTGGGACAACTGGATATTTTAAATATGCTGCGAAAATGACACCAGGTGCATTGAATACAAACAAGGAGTATTTGGCGCAAGGTCAAAAACCATATGGTATTAATTTCATAAATAAGTATAAAGTAAAAAGTAGAAATTAGAGGAATGTCTAAATTACACCACGTTATTACTGATCTTCATCAAGTTTATTTGATGGAGATGGAAGCAAAAATTAAACCCCAGATGGGAAAAAAGGAAGCACCATCTTCTGAGAGTGGTGGTGGAGGTGATGGGGGAGGAGAAGATAATCTTAAGAAACAAGCAAGACAACTTGCTTACGATACTCGCTACAAAGCAAGAAGAGAAGATATTCCTTTAGAAAGAGCATGGTCTCAAGTTCTTCAAAATTCATCTGCATCTGCACCTGTTAAAGAACTTGCTAAAAATATGATTTTTGGTGGAGTTAAAAAAGAAGAATTTGAATTGGAAGAGGGTGAAAATAAAGGAAAAAAGAAAGATATGGTTTTAGTTACTCCTGCAAAGGGGTTTGGTAAACCATATCGTCGTTATGCTGATCTTAAAAAGAAGCATGAATTGAGAAAAAATCCCCAAATTCAATCAGTTGTTGGAACTGCTTACGGAACTCCTTATGAAGGTGAAAAGCAGAAGGGTGAACAAACAGCATCTGCTCTTCAACATAAAAAACCAGAAAAGAAGGCGAAAAAAGATTATGATGGTGATGGTAAAGTAGAGAGTGGTACTGATGAGTGGAAAGGGTCAAGAGATAAAGCAATTAAAAAGTCTATCACTAAAAAATCTTACGGTGTAAAAGAAGAATATTCTTCCTGGAGAGATGATCTCAGTGAAGTTATGGATGTTTTAGATAAGCAAACTGCTGACAAAAAAATCTCTGAAAAAAAAGTAAATAATAAGATTGTAATTAACCCACCATTGAAAGAAGCAATGTCTTTACTTGGTGCAGAACTAATTGGTGTTGAAGAGATTGATGAAAATTATATACTTGAAACTGTTGACACTGCAACACAATATTTCTTCAATCAAGGTTTGAATGAAGAAGGTTTGGAAATTGTTATTGAAGAACTTGGATTGGAAAAATTTACTGATTTTGTTTTCTATGTTGCAGAAGATTATGAATTAACTGAAGCAAGAAGAAGCGGACGTATTGAGCCAGTTACTAAGTCTGGAAAGTCAATTGGTAGTTTAAAGGGTGGTGCGAAAGCATCTGCTATTAGAGCAAAGCAGAAAGAAAAGGCAGCAAGAGATAAGTCTGATGATCGTCCATCTGGAATGACTGCTGCTCTTAGAAGTCAATCCTCGGTTGCTAAAAAAGTAACTACTGATAAAGGTAAAAAGGCAGTAGAGAAAGCAAAGGCATCTCAACCATCCAAAAAACCACTAAAAGATAGAATTGCTAAGGGTGTTCTTGGTGCTGTTAAGGCATATCAACAAGGCATGGAGCGTCATAAGGCAGCGACTGCAACCGCAGGTAAAGCAGTAAAGGTTGCAGCCAAGGGTGCATCTGAGTTTGGTAAAGGTGTTGCTTCTGGAGTTAAGGCAACGGGTATTGCTGCTAAAAAGGTAAAGAAAGCAGTAGTTGGTGAAGCGGTTTATGGTGGTGAAAAACCAGAACCAAAAGATACCAGAATGACTGTTACTGCCTCTGATAAAAAGGCGAATACTAAAGCATGGCAAAATTATAAAGCGGGTCATAAAGGATATAAAGCAGCAGATCATCTTCAAAATGAAGCAAAGAAGATGAAAGGTGAAGATCCTTGCTGGAAAGGATATCAAATGGTAGGAACAAAAAAGAAAGGTGGTAAAGAAGTTCCTAATTGTGTTCCAGAAGAAGCAAAAAATCCTTATGCTATCGGTATGGCAGCAGCAATGAAATCGACTGGTGATACTCCACCACTAAAAAAATCTACTATTAATAAAGCACATAAAATTGCAAAAAAAGTAGATGAAGCGATTTCTACTGTAACTGGACAACAAGGAAATCAGGTTACTGGTAAACAACAAGATACTGAACAAAGACAGACTAAAAATGCTCAGGCAAAATTGAACAAAATTTTGTCTGCAAGAAAAAATCTTCAACAAGCACAATCACAGGCAATTAGATCTGGTGTAACCAATATTGGTGATTCTTTTGAAAATGAAGGTGAAACTGTCAGTGAACTCAATCGTTATGAAAAAGAAACTGGAAAAGATTCCAGAACTGATAAACCAACATCTTCTGGTGGAAAATATGGTGGAAGTGATACTAGTTCAAAAGTAATGAGATCTGTTATGAAGAGTATGGGTTCTGGAAGAATGGGAGTTCAACCAAGAGGGCAGAAAAAAGAACCAGGTAAGAAACCACCTAAAGCTGGTGAGTATGGTGGACCTACATCTCCAGCACAAAAAGTAGCAAAGCGTCGTGCTGAAAAACAAAGATCACAAGATAATATGTCTTCTAGATTTGATTGATTGATAAATAGGACAGGATACTCTTCATACGGAGGTCATTATGAACGCAGTTGTAGTAGTGGTAAAACCACTTCTTCTTAAAATTGCCACTCACCCAGCAGTTAAAAATCTTGTGATTGAACTTCTTGAGAAATATGTAAAGACAACTGATAATAGTATTGATGATATGGTTCTTGCTACGGTTAAAGAACTTCTCTTTAAACCACAGTCTGAAGCATGATTACCTGCTTTGTAACTAACTGGGGAGTAACCATTGTTCTTGGTCTATTACTAACTGCCTCTGAGTGGTTAGCAAAAACAAAAAGATTTGAAGAAAATGGATTACTCGATTTAATAACTCACTTTTTAAAAGTAGTTTTACTCAAGGGAGACAAAAAGTAACGTCTCCCTTTTTTATAAATATTTCTTAGATTAACTTTACGGAATAGAAAACATGGCACTCTGGGGAAATAATGATGCTAAAGGATCTGGAGGAACAGTATCTCTCAATTATTCTACATTGGTTGTAACTGGATCTGGAACTACTTTTGGACAAGTGGGTGCTGCTGCCACTGGGGATGTAATTAGATTTGGTAGTAGAACTGATTCAACTTATGTTGGTGACGCTGTAATTGTTAGTATTGCGGCAACAAATCAACTATCAATTGCATCAACAGCTGGTTTAAGTGGTGCTGCTATTTCTGGATTGGCATTTGACATCAGCCAACTTCCTAAGTATACAGTTCTTGACAGTAACTATAGTCAATATAATATTCAAAATAATCCAGCAGAAACAACCGTTGTAATCCAAACTAGTGCTGGAGCAACTGCTAATATTGGTGTTTCTACTGTTGCTATTGCATCAACTACTGGAATTATCGCTGGTGATACTTTTGTTAGCGGTAGCATTTCAAAAGTAATTACTTCTATTGGTACAACAACTGTATCATTTGGATCAACCATTGCAAGTGCTGTTGCTAATGGTGCTGCTGTAAAGATTACTAGATCTAGTGGTACTTATGGTAAGAGCGTTTATGGTGTTGCCACTGGAGGTCGTGAGGGTGCATTAACTACTAAGTATGAACTAACTCATGAGGGTTGGGTTGGTGTTACTACTTATGTTGATAGTTCTGGGTCCTTAAGAGTTAAAAAAGAAACTCTTGTTGCTATGTCTGGAATTACAACTGGCAACACTCCAATTTACGACGGAAATCCATTAGCATAATAGTATATGTTTTTTAATGAACTGAATGAAGATAATTTTTTATTATTTGCCATTAAACATTATGAAAATCCTCAAGCAGTAACTAAAGAGGATTTTGATAGGGATTTGAACCATTTTAAATACATTAAAAGATTATTGAAAAGGTATAAAAATAGTGGACAACTAAAAACACATCTTTTAATAAATCATTTCACTATTCTCTATAATATTTTTGGTGAAGCTACAACTCCAATGCTTTTTTATAAAATAGAGCGTGATTTGTGGTCTGTAATGAAAACTTTTGTTATATTTTTGAATAGATTACCACAATATCCAAAATGTTATATCCATGATGTTCCTGTTGATGTTAATTGTTTAGCAGAACTGCAGAAGGTTTACAAAGATGAGAAGTGTTGATAAAGTAATTGAAATACTTAGAGAAATGATGGTTGCTAATGCACCAGGAACTGGTGGTGGTTTTTCGACTAAATCTCCAGCAGAAGGTCCTGTTGCTGGAAAAGATAAAATGTTAGGAAGTAAAAAAATACAAAAGAGATACATTTATGGTGGACAAAAATCTCGTAAAAACTGGTTAGATTACTTTAACGATAAAGGAAAATAACAATGTTCTCACAAGAATCAAAATTAGCGGTTCTTGAATCCAAACTCAACATCTATGAAGATTTATCCCGCGAAATGTTATCAAAGCTAGAGACCGCTGTAGATAAGATCTCGGAAGGTAATTCTCGCATCGCCACAATTCTTGCAAAGCATGATGAAAGAATTGAGCAAAGCATAAAAACAGATGAACTTATCGTGAGAATGATTGATAATCTAAAAGAAGAAAATAAACAAGATCACAAGACAGTTGTAGCTAGAATAGAAAATCTTGAAAAAGTAGTAGAAGATTTAAAAAAATTTAGATGGCAATTTGCTGCAATAGTAAGTGCATTACTAATAATAGTTGGTATGATCCCTACTGTAAGAACTCTTATTATTCCAGAAACAGTCACAGTTGAACAAATAAAAAAATAAATATATTTAAATCGGCGCAAAACGCCATGACTAAAACTGAAATCAAATTGAAGAAAATAAAATCATTATATTATCTTCAAAAAGTTACTAATTCTGTTATAAAATGGACAAGTATAATGTCCTATCAGTCGTTTGAAAAATCAATTGACACTACGAGGTACTAGTGTTACCATGGTTAAACCTAGATTATGAAAAATGGATTTTGTTGATGTGAAATTCATAGGATTGGTATCACCAAGACTACAAAAATTTAAAAGGGTTAAAGCAGATCTCTACAACTTTCGCTGCCCTATTTGTGGTGATTCTCATAAATCTAGAATAAAGGCTAGAGGATATCTATACTCGGTAAAAAATAATACAAACTATAAGTGTCATAATTGTGGATCTAGTTTATCCTTTAATAATTTTTTGAAAACTATTGATCCTGAAATACATAAACAATATATTTTAGAAAAATTTAAAGAGGGGCATACTGGTAAAAATTTTGTTGTTGATACTCCAAAATTTGAATTTAAAAGTCCTACTTTCAGTAAAAAAGAAAAACCAGAAGAACTTAATATTCCCAAAGCATCTTCTAATTCCACGGCAAAAATTTATCTTGAACGTAGAAAACTGAATCCAGATAAATTTTATTATGTGGATAAATTCAAAGAATGGACAAATTCATTAGTTCATACTTTTGATAAAAAAAGTTTAGAATATGATGAACCTAGGATTATTATTCCAATTCATTATCAAAATAAATTTGTTGGATTTCAAGGAAGAGCACTAGGTTCAAACAAGGTTAAATATATTACCATCATGATTGATGATGATGCACCAAAAATTTATGGTTTAGATAATATTAAAAATTATGAAACAATTTATGTCACTGAAGGTCCCTTCGATTCCACTTTCATTTCAAACGCGATTGCTCTTTGTGGAGCTGATGGTGATCTTAATAAGTGGAATGTTAACAATCCTGTTTGGGTGTATGATAACGAACCACGAAATGCAGAAATTGTATCTAGAATCTCCAAAACAATTGACCGAGGTGAAAGAGTTGTAATTTGGCCTACAACAATAAAGGATAAAGATATTAATGACATGATTTTATCTGGACATAATGTTCAGAAGATGGTAGAATTAAATACCTATAGTGGATTACAGGCAAAACTTAAATTTACTAACTGGAAAAAAATATGAGCAACGGTTTAAAGGTTAAAAAAAGAGATGGATCTATCGAGAATATTAATCTCGATAAAATGCATGTTATGGTTGATGAAGCATGTAAAGATCTTGCTGGAGTTTCTGCCTCTCAAGTTGAGATGCAGTCTGGCATTCAATTTTATGATGGCATTACCACAGCAGAGATCCAAGAAATTCTTATTCGTAGTGCAAGTGATTTGATTGATCTTGATCATCCAAATTATCAATTCGTTGCTGCTAGATTGTTATTATTCTCTATTCGTAAAAGTATTTACGGTAGAATGAGAGAATTTCCATCACTTAATGATCACATTACCAAATGTGTGAATAGAAATGTATATGATTCGGAAATCTTTGATAATTATACTGAAGAAGAACTTGCTAAAGCAGATCACTTTATTGATCATAATCGTGACTTCTTATTCACTTATGCAGGTCTACGTCAAGTCGTTGACAAATACCTTGTGCAAGATAGAAGTAGTGGGGTAGTGTATGAAACACCACAGTTTATGTACATGATGATTGCCCTGACAATTTTTGCAGGGTATCCAAAAGAAACCAGAATGTCATATGTAAGGAGGTACTATGACGCAATCTCCAAACACAAAATCAACATTCCCACACCTATCATGGCAGGGGTTAGAACTCCACTTCGACAATTTGCTAGCTGTGTTCTTGTTGATGTTGATGACACCCTCGATAGCATCTTTAGTTCTGATATGGCTATCGGCAGGTATGTTTCACAAAGGGCGGGCATCGGTATCAACGCAGGTCGCATCCGTGGCATCAACAGCAAAATCAGAGGCGGAGAAGTTCAGCACACAGGTGTTGTCCCATTCCTCAAAAAGTTTGAAGCAACTGTCCGATGCTGTACTCAAAATGGCATCCGTGGTGGATCAGCAACTGTCCACTTCCCAATCTGGCACCAAGAAATAGAGGACATTATTGTATTAAAGAATAATAAAGGAACTGAAGATAATCGTGTCCGTAAGTTAGACTACTCTATCCAAATCTCTAAACTGTTCTATGAACGCTTTATCCAAGATGGAGAAATCACACTCTTCTCGCCACACGACGTGCCTGGTCTGTATGATGCTTTCGGAACTGATAATTTTGACGATCTATATGTGGATTACGAACGAGATCTCTCTATTCCACGAAAAACTATTGGAGCTCAAGAACTCATTCTGGATCTCCTGAAGGAAAGGGCAGAGACTGGTCGTATTTATCTTATGAATATTGATCATTGTAACTCTCACAGTTCCTTCCTTGACAAAGTAAATATGTCAAATCTCTGTCAGGAGATTACTCTTCCTACAGATCCTATCCAACACATTGATGGTGGTGGTGAGATTGCTCTTTGTATTCTTTCTGCTATTAATGTCGGTAAAGTAAAATCTGATGAAGAACTTGAAGAACTTTGTGATCTTTCTGTTCGTGGATTAGAAGAGTTGATTGACTATCAAAAGTACCCTGTAATCGCCGCAGAAGTCGCTACAAAGGCACGTAGATCACTTGGCATAGGGTTTATTGGGTTAGCACACTATTTGGCAAAACTTGGGTTTAAATATGATTCTCAAGGGGCGTGGGATGCTGTTCATGGACTTACCGAATCATTTCAATATTACTTGTTGAAATCGTCCAACCAAGTTGCCAAAGAAAAGGGTTCTTGTGAATATTTTAATAGAACAAAGTATTCGCAAGGAATTCTTCCCATTGATACTTATAAAAAAGATGTAGACGAAATTTCTTCTATTCCTCTCCAGCATGATTGGGAAACTCTTAGGGCATCTATCTTACAATACGGTATTAGGCACTCAACATTGTCCGCACAGATGCCATCGGAGAGCAGTTCCGTTGTGTCAAACGCAACTAATGGAATTGAACCACCTAGGGGATACTTGTCCGTTAAGAAGTCCAAGAAAGGACCACTTAAGCAAATTGTTCCACAGTATCAATCTCTTAAGAATAACTATACGCTTCTTTGGGATATGCCTAGCAATGCTGGTTATATCAATATTGTTGCTGTTATGCAGAAGTTCTTTGATCAGGCGATCTCTGGAAACTGGTCGTATAATCCAGAAAATTATCCCGATAATGAAGTTCCTGTGTCTGTGATGGCACAAGATTTTCTGAATACTTACAAGTATGGATGGAAGACTTCTTATTATCAGAATACTTATGATCATAAGACTGATGAAATTGAAGAAACCAAACAATCTCTTGAAAATTTACTTTCAGACATTTTAGATTCTGAAGAAGATTGTGAGAGTTGTAAAATTTAAAAATTGCTAATTTTTTAAAAGTTTAAATATTAATTGTGGTGATCAAATTTTGGAAAGTAAAGGAGAAAAGGAATGCAAATCGAGTTTCTGGGTAATATGGGGGAAAATCTAAAAATGAAGGGGATGACGGTTTTCAACACCGAACAAGTAGATACTAAAAAACAACCCATGTTTTTTGGAAAACCTCTAGGAATTCAGAGATATGATTCATACAAATATCCTGTTTTTGATAGATTAACCACACAACAACTTGGTTATTTTTGGAGACCCGAAGAGGTGTCTCTCCAGAAGGATCGTGGAGATTACCAAACTCTTCGCCCAGAACAAAAGCATATCTATACTTCTAATCTGAAGTATCAGATCATGCTTGATTCTGTTCAGGGTCGTGGACCTGGTATGGCGTTCATTCCTTATTGTTCTTTACCAGAACTTGAGGCATGTATGGAGGTATGGGGATTTATGGAGATGATCCATAGTCGCTCTTATACTTATATTATTAAAAATGTTTATTCAGATCCATCTGAAGTTTTTGATGCTATTGTTACTGACGACCGTATTGTAGAACGTGCTACTAGCGTGACTGAGGCATATGATGAATTTATTCAGTCAGCACAAGAATACGGATCTTCTAATGCTTGGATACATCAACTTGAAGGAGTTACGTCAGCAAAGCAAACACTCAATGATGTCAAAAGAAAACTTTACAGAGCAGTCGCAAACGTTAATATTCTTGAAGGTATTCGCTTTTACGTTAGTTTTGCTTGTTCTTTCGCTTTCGGTGAACTTAAGATTATGGAAGGATCAGCTAAGATCATCTCTCTCATCGCAAGAGACGAAAATCAACACTTAGCAATTACTCAAAATATCTTAAATAAGTGGAAAGATGGTGATGATCCAGAGATGAAGCAGATTGCGAAAGAAGAAGAAGAGTGGGTCTATAAAATGTTTGATCGTGCTGTAAATGAAGAAAAGCGTTGGGCGGATTATCTTTTTAAAGATGGTAGTATGATTGGACTTAATGATAAACTTCTTCAGCAGTATGTTGAATGGATTGCTAATCGTAGGATGAAATCAATTGGATTGAAACCAGTTTATGATGTACCAGCAACAAATAATCCTCTTCCATGGACAGAGCATTGGATCAGTTCTAAAGGTCTACAAGTTGCTCCTCAAGAAACCGAAGTGGAATCTTATATTGTTGGTGGTATCAAACAAGATGTTAAAAAGGATACATTTAGTGGATTTAAACTTTAAATATGTTGGGGAGGGTAACCTCCCCTTTTTTTATAAATATATTTAAACAACAAAAAATAGAGAAATGAGTGTTTTTAATCTTTACGAGGCATACAATGCCATTTATGATGAAGTACTTAGACTAGAATTTGAGGAAATGTCTGAAGAGTTTGCAGGTGCAGAAGACCTGTCAGACGAAGAATTAACTAGTATTATAGAAGAATCAATTTTTGAAATTCTTGACGAAGGTTTTGAAATTGATGAAATCGAAGAAATTTTAGAAGAAGCTCTTGGTATAAATGTCCTCGATGAGGCAAGAATGACCCCTCAGCAGATGAGTGCAAGAGCAGAGAGAAATAAAGCTGCCGCTGCTGCTAGTGAAAAATCTGCTGCCGCTGCTAGAAAATCTGGTGCTGCTGTAGTCGCTAAAGAAAAAAGAGCAGAAAGAGTTGCTAAAGTTAAAGCATCTGTAAAAGCAGGAGTTGCTAAAGTTAAATCAACTGCAGCATCTGCAAAAAAATCTGCAGAAAAAAAAGTTAAAGATGTTAAACAGCAATCACATGTAGGTGCTGCTAAGTATGCATCTTCCCGTAATTTGGTTAAGGGTGCTGGTCTCAAAACTCAATCTAGCAAAGGTAGAGGTGAACTTCGTTCTGCCGTTGCTAAAGATATTAAATCTAGAGTTGGTGCTAAAATTAAGGCAGCAGCTGGTAAAGTGAAGCAAAAGGCAGCATCTGCAGCAGTATCAGGATATGCAGCAGCACGTTCTGCTAAGCAAGCAGCATCTGATGTTAAAAATAAGGCAGTACAATCTGCTAAGAACAAGGCAGCAGTTGCAAAGCGTAATGTGAAAGGTGCTGCAAGTGCTGCGAAAGCTGGTGCTAAGAGTGCTGTAGGAAAGGCAGCAAGGGCGGTTTCTACGGGTGCTGGTAAGGTTGCATCAAAACTTGGTGAAGAAGTTCAAAGAGATGATTTATTTGATGTAGTTCTTGAGCATCTTATTGCTGAAGGATATGCTGATACTAACGAAAATGCAATCGTAATTATGGCAAATATGAGTGAATCTTGGTTAGAAGAGATCATCGAAAATATTTGATAATATTTTAAAATCAAAACAAAGAGACCTCTAGTAGGTCTCTTTTTTTATAAGTACTTTAGTTGTAAAGTTATCTATGTCTAAAAATCAACTTACCAAAGGTGAAATGAAAGAAAGAGTTTTGAGATTGAAAAATAATCTTTATAAGGAACATATTCGCCCAGAAATGGATATGAAGGGTCTTGCTCATAAATATCTGAACGAAGTTCTTGATATAATAGATGAGTACAGATATTGACTATGAAAATCCTTGGACCTACAGTGGGAAAGTATTTGGTTCAAGTGATATTCAAGATTATTTTGGTTTTGTATATCACATACATTGCAATAAAACTAATAGGGATTATATTGGTAGAAAATATTTCTGGTCGTTCCGCACACCAAAGGGGAAGTCTAGAAAAGTTAAGGCAGAATCTGACTGGAAGTGCTATTATGGATCATGTCCAGAACTCAAGGAGGATGTAAAGCAGTATGGTAGGGAAAATTTTACGCGCACTATTATCTCATTACATAAAACAAAGGGCAAAACTAACTTTGAAGAAACAAGGCAACTCTTTGCCAACAATGTCCTCACAGAATCACTTGACGACGGAACGCCCAAGTACTACAATGGAAACATCCTCAACAGGTACTTCCGAAAAGATTATTATGGAAATGACAACTGAAGAAATTGTTGCTGATATCCGTCAGTGGTCAATTGACAAAATTCATGAATTGTCTGAAACTGAATCGCCAAAAACAGATAAAATGTATTATTATTTAAATGCTATGGCGATTGCTGAAGAATTTGATGAATGGATTGTTGAATATGATGATCCTAATAAAACATTGGATATTATGTATTTGGAAAAAGTTCGTGAAGTTGGTGGTGAAGAAGAATGCCTATATTGACAAATCCTAAATAATATCTTATTATGTACGAACCCACTCAAGCGGTGGGTTTTTCACTATGAGAAAGTGAGTGACAATTAGAGCCGTGGAAGGTGCCCTTCGAGAGAGGTGGTGTACCCCCCTTCTATACGGATGTAGAGTTCAATTAAAATTAATGCAACAATTCTTTACTGTAGCCCTGCCCCTTCTGGCATCGGTT